CATCAGTAGTAGCATATCCAGAACAAATAAAGCTATCTGTAGAAGAAATGAATTTCTGTTCTGCAAGAGGTTATGTTGATATACTTACATATGATGATGGAGAAACAGTATTAGAAAAGAATGGTGACGTAGTCTTTTATATTGATGATGATGAAGATGATGATGATTTTAATGACGATTATGATTGGGAAGAAAAGACATTCAATAATGAAGAAATGATTTAATAAACAAGGAACACAATTTAAAACTAGAAATGATGAAAAAAACATTGAAATTAGAACATCCAGGCTTGACAAAAGAAAACTTCAAGAATTGGATAACAGACTCAAATAAGAAATCAGTTATGTATTTAGCAGGTATTAATAGACCTATTATTCCTTATCATGTTACAAAATTAGCACAGGCGTTAATGATGATGGGTATAATAAGACCTATAGTTATAGCTAATATATCATTTATAAGTGGTATACCAGGTTGGTACATTGTAGATGGTCAGCATTTATTTAATGCATTATTGCGTCTTGGTATGGATATACCATATGTATTTATTGATGTTAAAGATAAGAAAGACTTAGTTGAGAAGATTGCATTATTAAATGCATCATCTAAAACTTGGTCACTACAAGATTATGTTACTGCATGGTCATCATTAGAAAATGACTACGTAAAGCTTAATAACTATTTTAACATCTATGATTTAGAGTTTAGTGTATTGGCTACAATATTAGCTAATCAAATACCTCCTAATCGTGTTGGTAATTCACCTATTACTAAGAAAATAAAGAATGGTGAATTTAGAATTGTAGAAGAAGAGCATGTTGTTAAAGTGATTGATCAAGTAACAGATGTATTAGCTGTTTTAAAACGTCAGACTAGACATGAGAATATCTATCTATGTTCAGAATATGTAAGCTTCTGTAAGAATTCTGTGGATTATGATCATAAGAAGTTTATGAAAAATTTGAATGATAATAAAAAACACTTTATACTTGCAACGCAAGAAGAAGGTAAATTAAAAGAACTATTTGAAACACTAAAATAATCAAGACATGAGAAATAAAGTAAGAGTATATGATAAAGATTCTGCGCGCTATGGCACTGCATTATTGCAAGATCTTAAAGATGACAAATTAGCTGAAATAGTTGTTGAGTTTCATAAAGACAGATCTACAAAAAAAGAAGAAACACCAATATATGAGCTAGCTGATATTAAAGTGGTTAAAAAAGTTAATTTAAAATGATGGAAAACTTAGAAATCATAAGTTTATTTCCAACTCCTGTGCTCAGAGTAAGAGTACAGGAGTATTTCAAAGATGAGATATGGAAATTAAAACAGCTTGAAATGGAGCATGTGTATGCTACTAATAATAAACGTGATTTGAATCATTTTAAATCAGTAGAGTCATATTGTCTAGACCTACCAGGTATGGAGAAACTAAAAGCTTATATTGAGAAAGAGGTTAAAGATTTTTATGTACATGGGCTAGCTATTGATGGTGACATTATAATAACACAAAGTTGGGTTAATAAGAATATAAATGGTGGTGGCACACATGCACATTATCATCATAATTCTGTAATTTCAGGTGTGTATTATATGGATGTACCAGATAATAGTACATTGATAAAGTTTTATAAGGCTAATGTAGATAGGTCAACAGTTTATAGATTAGAACCAGAGATTAATTCTAATTTATTAGAAGGTAATCCACATGCTCAAACTGTTGCTACTATACCAGTGGCTAATAGTGAGATATTGTTATTTCCTAGCTATCTACCTCACTCTGTACCAGATATGGCTACAAGTAAAGATAGATGGACATTAGCATTTAATACTGTTCCTAAAGTATTAGGATCAAAAGAAACATTAACTGAATTATTAATTAAACCAAATATATAATGATTAAAACTAGAGTGGGTAAACTTGTAAAGGTTAAGAACCAAGACAAGAAGAAGGCAGCTAATAATACTTATCAAGCTGTAATTTTAAATAGCAATGGACAGTATAATCCTTATCTGTTTACAGATGTAGAGATAACTGTAGCATACGAGAGAGCTCGTAAAAACACTGAAGATCAAGTGGTACGTAGTTTAACATCTAAACTATTAGACTAATGAATCCAGAAGGTAGAGAAGATATAGTAGAAAGAAAATTATTATCATTTTTCTTAACATTTATTGTTATATTAGCATCTTTATTGGCATTTGTATGGATGATTTTTGTTACTTATAACTCACAGAATGAGGGAGTTCCAGATAAAAGTAGGTTTATGAAAAATAAGACTGAAAGGTTTGCAATAGTTACGCAAGAACATATCTATATAGATAATATGGAAAAGGGTAAGTATACAAAACATGGTAGATTAATAACAAAATCTGAATAGAATGATAAAGGATAAGGTAACAGCAGTAATACTTACAATTGTAATATTGTATCTTATTATTAGAGCATTTGCAATGATATATGGCGTAGTTAGAATATTAAATGCGTCTGAATTTATTCCTGCTGATACCATTCATCATAACTATCCAGAATTAGATAAAACTCACCTTAGATTTAAAAACTATGAAAACAATCAAATTAAAGTTGAAAGTAGAAGATCAACGTAACCCAGTGTTAGTTGATGATGAAAACAATGTTATAGTTGGCTCAAGTCATATGGCATGGTTAGTTATTGGAAAAGAAAAACGATTAATAGCTGCATCTCCTAGTTATATTGCAGAGTTTAATAACACTGAAGTAAGTGTTCAAGTAGATAATAATGGTAAACCTTTAATGTTTAATGGAAAAATAATAATTATACCATGAGCACAATGGAAGATCAAGGAAAAAAAGAATCATCACATGATTTATCATCTGAGTGTAGATTCTGGGGATATTTAGGAATTATTATTATATTAATAATCTTAACACTATCATGAGCACAACAAGAGGAAGAACTCACGCAGACTTTTATCATCCAACACAAGATGATGTATATTGTAGTGTAGAAATCAAATGGGCTCATCATACATCACCTGCTACATTAGAAGAACCAGGCGATGATGATATAGTTATTGAAGATGCTAAATTAATAACATATTGTGGTGAATATGTCAATAATATGGAGGTACCTGATTGGGTAACATATAATGATATATATGAAGCAATAGATCCAATGGATTATTATGGAGACGATGAAGATTAATCTACATCCAGTATTTTATGTTTTAACATTTGCAGGTATCGTAATGGTGTCTGCTATAATTAATCGAACTATGAATAACAAAGCACCAGAAATAGAATCACCACAGGTGATTAAAGCTATCATCAATGTATTTAAATCTGTTGATGAAGAATTACAGATTGAGCACATGCGTAGCAAAAGACAATATCTTGAGAAATATAACTTACGTGAGATCAAGACTAATAGAACCAGGACAGCGTTAGAGCAATGGAATTAGTAGATTTTATTCACAGGAAGAATCTCCTCACTAAACAAGAATGTGAGGAGATTATTGAAATATTCGAAGCAAATGATAAGTATACATTTGATGGATTTATTGGTGGAGGAATAGATCACGAAATCAAACATTCATCAGATTTTAATGTATTCATGGAAAACATGGATACAGTTAAAAGATTGTATGGTGAGAGACTTACTGATGTTATTGATAAGATGATTGTTGAAATGTATAGATATATGGATAAGTTTCCAATATTTAAAAATACAACAGTTAATGTTGATGCATATAATATTCAAAGATATCTTCCAAGTCAAGGTTTCAAAGCTTGGCATTATGAATCAACACAAGAAAAGATTAGACTATTTGTATGGATGGTTTATCTGAATGATGTTGAAGATGGTGGTACAGAGTTTATGCTTCAAAAGCATATAGAACCAGCAGAGCAAGGTAAGTTATTATTCTTCCCTGCTGATTGGACTCACACACATCGTGGACAAGTTAGTCATACACAAAGTAAATACATTTTAACAGGATGGATATCTTTAATTGATCAACCATGAAACCATATCAAAGAAGTAAAACCATTATATGGTTAGAAGACTTTGTTTATAACATTGCTATTAGAATAATGAGAGTAGCCATATGGGTAATTGATAAACAAAAACAAAGAAATGACAGAAATATATAACTATGTATTCCACTACAATCATCATGAAGAATTGTGGTGGGCTATTCCAAGAGAGAGTTATCTTGATTATTGGAATGGAGAGAAACATTCATGCTTGTTTGCATTATCTATGAAAGATTTAATAGACATAATAGAAGACAAATGAACGTTCTAATTTATGATATCGAGACAATGCAGGAACTATTCCTAATACATGTCTACGATCCAAAAGAAGATGAGCATTATGATTTCCTAATTAGTCAGTGGCAGAATAACTTTGATGCATTTGTAAAACTAATGCAAGATAAGCCAGACTATTATTGGGTGGGTTATAATAATCTTCGTTTTGATGCTCAAGTGGTAGAGTGGGTAATACGTAATCATGATGATTGGCATGAACTTGGAGGTCTAGAAATATGTGCTAAAATTGCACAGAAGGCTCAAGATGTTATTGAAGATGCTAATTATGAACAGTTCCCAGAATATCGTGAAGAGGATTTGTCGTTCAAACAGATAGATTTATTCAAGGTTAATCATTACGATAATAAAAATCGTATGGTTAGTCTGAAGAGACTAGAGTTTGAGATGGACCTTGAGAACATTGAGGAGATGCCTATACATCATACAAAGCGTGACATGACTCAAGAAGAGATAGATGTTACAATGAACTATTGTGTGAATGATGTAATGGCAACCTATGAGTTCTTCAAGGTTACAACAGGTGATACAGAACATCCCTTGTATAAAGGAAATGATCAATTACAATTAAGACTAGACATACAAGAAGAGTTTGATATTAACTGTATTAATTATTCTGATAGTAAGATTGGTGATGAGATGATTAAGAAGTATTATTGTGAAGAGAAGAAAATTACATATGCTAATTTACCTCGCACAGGATTCTTTAGAAAGAAAATCATTGTATCAAATTGTAGTCCTAAATATGTAAATTTTCAAACTAACCAGCTCATTGAATTCAAAAAATACATAGACAGTCTTGTATTAACAATTCATGATGATTTTAAAGAAAGCATAAATTTTTATGGCAACACTTATACGTTTGCTAAAGGTGGCTTGCACACAGAGAACAAGCCAGAGGTATTTGAAGCTGATGAACAGTTTGAAATCATTGATTGGGATGTGTCTAGTTATTATCCTGCTATCATTATCAATAATGGCAGGTATCCTCAACATCTTAATAAAGATTTTCTTGCTGGCTATAAGCGTATGTTTGAGAGGCGTCTTGAGCTTAAGCCACAAGCTAAAAAGGATAAACGCATTGCAGGCATTGTTGGTGCCCTTAAGCTTGCTGTCAATTCTGTATATGGTAAGTCTTCTGATGTCCAGAACTGGATCTATGACAGACAACTTACTATGTTCACTACTATTACTGGAGAGCTTAGCTTGCTTATGCTTATTGAAGCGTATGAATTAGCAGGTATACATGTCATCTCAGCTAATACAGATGGTGTAACTATTAGAATAGAAAAGACACATCTTGATAAAATGAATGAAATCAATGAATGGTGGCAAAAGTTAACAAAATATGAGCTTGAACGAACAGACTACAGTAGAATTATCTTCTCAACTGTCAACGACTACCTTGCAGTTAAAACAAATGGAGAAGTCAAGAAAAAAGGTGATTTTCTTACTGATTTTGAGTTGCATAAAAATAAGTCTGGTAGGATTATACCTATCGCACTTGAGCAATACTTTATCAATGATACCCCTGTTGCTGATACTATCATCAATCATAGCAACGTTTATGATTTTGCTATGCGTCAGAAAGCTAACAGAGATTTCCATTTCGAAGGAAAATTTAATGGTAAGACGACTGTCTATAATAAACTAATTAGATATTATGTATCTAACACTGGTGAGAAGCTATTAAAAGTGAAGAACCCAGAATGTCTATCCAACGCTGCACCAATATCACAAGTGGAAGCAGGTGAGTGGGTAATGACAGTGTGTAATAAGTTATCTAAGGATCATCCTCTAGATAATATTAATCATTCTTATTACATAGAGAAAGCAGAAAGAATTATTAACAAGATTAATTACAATGGTAAGAGAAGACCAGTAATAATCGCAAACCAACTAAATTTATTTTAATGGCAGGAACAGACAAACAAAGAGAAGAGATCAACAGGAAGTTGGTCTCTATGCAAATGGAAATGATAGGATTAACCTATCAGGACGCAGTGGACACACCAGAATTCTGGAGAGTGTATACATTGACAACAGAACAAACATTAGAATGGCGTAAGGCTGCTCTTCCACTTATTAAGAAAACTTTTAAGTGTAATAAGACAAGAGCACAGTCAACAATGAGTTGGTTCGAGCTTCATTTTGGATTGCGTGAGTATAATCCAGAAGAGGTTGATACAACGCACATCCATACAACAATACCTCCTGAAGCACATATACTTGAAGATCAACAGCCTACATT